GTTCATAGTCCGCAAGCCTTATAGAATGTTATACGATTAAAGTGGGGGTTTTCTGTTTCTAGTGCGGTTGCAATATCCCGCATAATAAGACGGGTTCTGCTCGATCTGGCTCGGTCTGTGTCTGATGGTTCGAAGTCTGTTTCTTTCATGTGCTCAATGTGGGCGTTGTCGGCGTCCGCATAGCGTTTTAAAACGGCGGCGATTAGTTCGTAGTCTTTGCGAGTCATGGCTTAACCCCTGTCTGATTGTTTAAAGTGAAAGCGCAATTGCATTGTTTTGGTGTATTGGTCGCATACTTCGCAAGTCCTGCAGTCCTCAGAGAATCCTATTAAGTCCTCATATCCCCAGTGACCATTTTTATATTCAGCTAAAAATTTATCTAACTGTCTTTCTTCGGTGTCGTTTAATCCGGTGTAGTCGCCATTGATAATGGCGGGGACAAAATGCTCTCCTATTGAAAACTCGTAATAGTCCCAATCGCTTGCGTTAATTTCTGCCCGTATGCGGTCGGCGAGCGCCTGAACGGCGGCGGGTTTATAGTCTGTATTCTCGGCGCAGTCCTCAACATAGGGAAGGGCAAGAGTGAGTAAGTCTAAAAGGGTTTGATTGTTCACAATGTAATCTCCGGCTGTTGTACGTTGATGGAATAACCTAGGTATTTAATGATGCCAATATCCCGTTGGCTGAGGGTTTTCTTTCCAGTAAGGTCGCAAAGCTTTTGAGCGGCATCGCAAACGGGGTATATGTACTGTGTGCCGTAGTGGCTCTTGATTGATACGGTAATGTTCATTGTCATTGTTCCTCAGTATCCGTTGGCATAAGCCCAAGCTGAAATTTTATAAAGCGTTGCCGGATCAATTGGGTGTATCTCTCCTGTGTCGCTGTCCTCAAAACCTCCCAAGTCCTCAGCGAGTGCTAGGGAAGAATCATATTTTTTATAAGAGAGGAAACAATTTGAAGAATCGTCATATTGTTCGATCTCTATTGTGATGCCGTTTATTGTGGTTTTCATGGTGTATTACTCCGGTTGGTTTGGGGTGAATTTCATTTCTGATTCAAGGTGATAAGCGACACCATCAAACACAAAGCCGACACTATGGGCTGTGCCTGTAGGGGTTTCTAGGCTTGTTCTAACAATGTTTAATTTGTGCTGTTCAGATGGAAACACTTCGAAAGTGTTCAGCTTTGCGGAGCGTGTGGGGATAACACGTCGAAAGAAAGTCAATTTATTGATAACGTAAGGTTGTGTCGTTATGCTCATAGTCACTACTCCTATACATGGTTAATAAATATTGATGTATTGCATTGGTTAATTAGATCACACCTATTGCATCTCAATACATATAATTATCAATTATTTTCTAAGTGTTTACCCTAATATGATTAGGATTGTTTCATGTGAAACATATAAAAAGTAAGCGTGTTTTTGACCCATGTGTAGGTATCAACTAAGCCACAAAAGGCGTGGCGGTGGGTTTAAATCGTTCCTAGGGTGCTGTACATTCCCCCAGTAATCGTATATTCTCCGTTTGTACCCTATGTTTCATGTGAAACATTCCAGAGCATCACACAAGAACACCAACCTTAAAATCCCGCATATTCAATATGGCTAAGTTGAAACTCAGTAGAGAACAGATAGAGAGAGGACTAGAACAAATCCCTATGAGTGAGTTACTAAGGGGAGCTAGTGGTTCTCCTGTCAACCTTACTAATAGACAAATAGAGTTCGCTAAAGAGCTAGCATTAGGTAAAGGCACTAAGGTAGGAGCATATAGGAAAGCCTATGGTGCTAAGGGTAGTCCCAAGAGTGTAGGAAGTCGTGCGAGTGTTCTATCAACGGATGAGAGAATACAAGTAGCAGTGGAGTCCTTTAGAGCCCAGAAAGCATACGAGGAATACCAAACCCCTACTCAATTAAGGTCTCTGGTCGTGAGTCAGCTAACTAAGCACGTCCTAGACGAGGATTTCCCACCCGCTCAGCGTGTCGCCTGTCTCAAGCTACTCGGCTCAGTAGCAGAGGTTGGACTCTTCCTAGATAGAAAGGAAACCTTAGTAGTACATAAGTCAGACGATATCCGACAGCGGCTAATGGATCAACTCAAAACGGTAATGAATACCCAAGCCGAGGACATCACTGTTAATGACGATGCGGACTCATTACTCGCCGAGTTAAACGAGACGCCGCCAGAGAATCAGGAAGTGCCGGATGACGACCCCACCGTACCCGTACCCCCCGACTTAGGCGTTGAGTACCCTATGGACTCTATACATAGTATTCCACACGAATCAACATCACAAAAATCAGATCCACACGAATCACCCAATCAAAAATCCAATGAAGAGGCCCCCCATGTATATCCGGATAAATCAAACACACTGTAACATTGTTATAGTGTAAACACCCCTTTTGTGATTTTGGAATGAAAAGGGGTGGGGGGGTATATTTTATGAAACGGGAAGAATGTATAGGAAGGATTATGACTGAGAGGCAGAAAGAGATATATATGGTTATAGAGGAGTGGTGGAAGAAGTTTGGGTTTGGTCCTTCTATAGATGACATTATGTTACTTACTGGGGATAAGAGTAGGTCTAATGTGCATAGGATGGTTAAGAGGTTATGTGAGAGTGGGGCTTGTAAGAGGGTTCCTAATCGTGGAAGAAGTGTACGGCCTTCTTGGATTAAGTTTAAGAATATATGAAATTAGAAGAGATTACTCGTGCCATAGAGGGATTACCGGCTTCTGAGCAAGAGGGGCTATTGGCTACATTGGCGGAGTATGAGGTGTCTGTTAAGAGAGAACGGGCGCAGACTGACTTTATGAGCTATGTACATGAGATGTGGCCCGGGTTTGTTAATGGGCGACACCATAAAGTCATGGCTAAGATGTTTCGGGAGATTGCAGAAGGTAAGATTAAGCGTCTGATCGTGAATATGCCGCCACGGCACACGAAGTCAGAGTTTGCAAGCTACCTCCTTCCGGCATGGTTTCTGGGTAAATATCCTAATAAGAAAATCATTCAGTGTTCGAACACGGCTGAATTGGCGACTGGGTTTGGTCGTAAGGTCAGAAACTTAGTTGGGTCTGAGCAATACGCAAAAGTGTTCCCTAATGTGAATTTGCGGCAAGACTCTAAAGCAGCAGGGCGATGGTCAACTAACCACAACGGCGAGTATTTTGCTATCGGTGTTGGTGGAACTGTAACGGGTAAAGGCGCTGATCTACTTATCATTGATGATCCACACTCTGAGCAAGAAGCAAGACTTGCGGCATCTTCTCCGGAAATCTTCGACTCTGTGTATGAATGGTACACCTCTGGCCCTCGGCAACGTCTTCAGCCGGGCGGATCTATCGTGATCGTCATGACCCGCTGGTCTAAGAAAGACCTAACGGGCAGGATCTTACAGAGTTCGATGGAAAGGGATGGTGAGAATTGGGAGTTAATTGAATTTCCGGCAATCTTACCTTCCGGCAACCCGCTTTGGCCTGAGTTCTGGAGCTACGAGGAATTAGACGCCCTCAGAGATGAACTCCCTCCGGCAAAGTGGAATGCTCAGTACCAACAAAGCCCAACGTCCGAAGAGGGTGCGTTAATTAAGAGAGATTGGTGGAAGCTGTGGGAGAAAGAAGAGCCTCCTCCATGTGAATATATCTTACAGAGCTGGGATACGGCATTCTCAAAAAGCGAGAGGGCTGACTATTCGGCATGTACGACTTGGGGTGTTTTCTACCCAAACGAGAACCCAGAAGATCCTAATCTTATTTTATTAGACGCCTTTAAAAAGAGGATGGAGTTTCCGGAGTTAAAGGAAATTGCCATGAAATACTACAAAGAATGGGAGCCAGATTCGTTTATTGTGGAAGCCAAAGCCTCTGGTGCGCCACTGATTTATGAGTTACGGGCGATGGGCATACCGGTTCAGGAGTTTACGCCGACTAGGGGTAATGATAAGATTGTGCGCGTTAACGCTATATCCGACTTATTTGCATCCGGAAAGGTATGGGCTCCCCCAAAGAGATGGGCAGAAGAAGTGATAGAAGAATTAGCAGCATTTCCAAACTCGGATCACGATGACTTTGTAGATAGTACAAGTCAAGCTTTACTTCGTTTCCGCAAAGGCGGGTTCATTCGCTTACAAACGGATGAAATAGATGAACCAAGATCATTTAGGCGCAAAGGCGCTTACTACTAAGGATAAGTCATGGAAAAAGGTCTGTACGCCGCCCCTCTTGGAATAGACGATCAAGACGAAGCCGCACTCGAAATAGATATTGTTAACCCTGAGATGGTCACTCTATCTGATGGCAGCGTAGAAATTACGCTCATTCCAGAAAAAGAACTAGAAGAAGACAGCGAGTTTAACGAAAACATTGCAGAGATTCTCGATGACGGCGAACTTCAATCACTTGCCTCTGAGTTACTTGAGCTTGTCGATGCAGACGTGAACAGTCGTAAAGACTGGGCTGATACTTATGTCAAGGGCTTAGATGTCTTAGGCTTTAAGTACGAAGAGCGCACAGAACCTTGGCAAGATGCTTGCGGGGTTTACTCTACAGTATTAGCAGAAGCCGCAATAAGATTCCAAGCCGAAGCAATGTCCGAGACTTTCCCGGCTGCCGGTCCTGTAAGAACGCAGATTATCGGCAAGATCACAAAAGAGAAAGAAGACGCAGCCAAGCGTGTCCAAAATGACATGAACTATGAGCTGACTGATGTCATGGTGGAATACCGCCCTGAGCATGAGCGTGCGTTGTATTCACTTGGGTTGGCTGGCTCAGCGTTTAAGAAAGTTTATTTTGACCCAAGCTTAAACCGTCAAGTCTCGATCTACATTCCCGCCGAGGACGTGATTGTGCCTTATGGCGCGTCCCATATTGAGAGTGCTGAGCGCGTGACACACATCATGCGCAAGACTAAGAACGAAGTCAAGAAACTTCAAGCTAGTGGTTTTTACTGCGATGTAGACTTAGGCGAGCCAGAGACGTTCCATACAGATATCGAAAAGCGTAAAGCAGAAGAGGGCGGCTACACACTGTCTGATGATGAACGCTATGCGCTGTGTGAGATACACATCGACTACAACATTCCCGGAGTAGACGATGAAGATGATCTTGCTAAACCTTATGTTATTACGATTGAACGCAGCACTTCTACCGTATTGGCTATTCGCCGTAATTGGAATCCAGATGATGAGTTAAGACTTAAGCGTCAGCACTTTGTGCATTATGTATATGTCCCCGGCTTTGGCTTTTACGGTATGGGGTTGATCCACATTATTGGAGGATACGCCCGTGCAGGTACTTCTATTATTCGTCAGCTTGTTGATGCTGGCACTCTTGCTAATCTTCCCGGTGGTCTTAAGTCTCGCGGTCTGCGGGTAAAGGGTGACGACACACCTATCGCCCCCGGCGAATTCCGTGATGTAGATGTACCTAGCGGAAGCATTAAAGACAATATCCTAATGATGCCGTACAAGGAGCCAAGCCAAACGCTTCTAACCTTGTTACAACGCATCACCGACGAAGGCCGTCGTCTAGGCGCAATCAGTGATATGAACATTTCTGACATGAGCGCAAACGCCCCTGTTGGAACAACTCTTGCCTTACTTGAGCGCACCCTCAAACCTATGGCAGCAGTGCAGTCTCGTGTTCATTACGCAATGAAGCAAGAGTTTAAATTACTCAAAGCTATCATGGCAGACTATGCGCCAGAAGAGTATGAGTATCAGCCAGACGAAGGCGAGCCACGCGCTAAGAAGTCAGATTATGCGATGGTTGATGTCATCCCTGTTAGTGATCCTAACAGCAGCACAATGGCGCAACGAGTCGTTCAGTACCAAGCCGTATTACAGATGGCGCAACAAGCTCCACAGATTTATGACTTGCCACAGTTGCACCGTCAGATGATTGAGGTTCTAGGCATTAAGAATGCCGACAAACTTGTACCGACGACTGATGACCAAAAGCCAAAAGATCCCGTATCGGAGAACATGGCAATTCTTATCGGCAAGCCTGTTAAAGCGTTTATCTACCAAGACCAAGACGCTCACCTCATGGCGCATACATCGTTTATGCAAGACCCAATGATTGCGCAGACGATGGGACAAAACCCAATGGCTCAACAGATGATGGCTTCCCTCCAAGCCCACATCGCAGAGCACTTGGCATTTAAGTATCGCAAGCAGATTGAAGAAAGACTTGGTGTCACATTACCCGCTCCTAACGAAGAGCTGCCAGA